AGAGGATATCGGCAAGAGCCACGGCAGCCGCCCCGCGAGCCATGAGCTGCGGAGCAGACCCGCCCGCGTTGATCGAGAGGTTCATGCCGATCTTGATCACCCGCTTGGGCTGGTACTCCCGCACCGTGTCGCTCCAGCCGTACGGGTCACGCTGGACCCAGGCGATCGGGTCAAGCTCTGCCCCCGCGTCCAAGCCGTGCCGGCGACGACGCACCGTGGTCTGGGGCAGGTCCACCCGCCGCTCGATGCGTTCGCGAATGGTCGTGATCTGGCCCAGCACGTCACGAGGTGCGTCCTTCAGCGAAGCGATCGAATCGTGGGCGTTGCGGTTGGCCGTCCACGACGACTTCATGACCGCCAAATCGTTGCCTTCGTCCCGGCCGCGAGTCGTGCGGCCGGCGGACCACGTCGTGGCGATCTCGCAGATCTGGGTCACGCTGCCGTACTCGTATCGGCGGGTGCGGCCTTCGGTTTTCGGTTCGGGCAGTTTCATTTCTATCTCCTATCTCGACTCCGCCGATCTTATCCGATCGGCGGAGTAAAGTCTACCAGAAAATTCTTTTAAGCCGCCACCGCCCGCTTCTCGTCTTCCGACCACCCTTCGAAATACGTCGTCTTGACTTCGTCCATCGTCTCGCCCGCATGGAGGCAGTCGGCAGCGTCCAAGATGTTCCGGGTGCTCATGATCCGGCGGAGGGCGTTCTTGTCGATCCGCTCGCGAGTGGTCCAGGCCCAGTTCAGCAGAACCTCCGCCATCGCTTCGTTCCCACCCAGCCGATCGGGCGTCAGGCGAGCCTCCAGCTTGCGGTCGTAATCCACCGTGATCGTCCCCATGGTGAACCGGTTCAGGGTCGCCGCATCGAGCTGGTTGCGACCTACGTACATCCGGTTGGCTCCGTTGCCGTACGTGTTCGCGGCTGCGATGATCAGCGTCTCCTCGTGCATCGCGATGGGCGTGGGGTCGTCGCGGAACGGGATGCTCAGGAGCTTGTTCGCGATGGCGGCGTTGATCGACACGAGCAGGTTCGGGTCGCTGGCGTCGATTTCGTCGAACAGGTGGAGCCCACCGTTCTGGTACGTGTTAACGAACGGGCTGGGGCGGTAGATCCAGTTGCCCTTTTCGTCCGGGAGCGTGCGGCCCAGGATGTCGGTTTCCTTCGTACCCAGCGACATCGAGTTGAACGTGAACTGGAGGCCCAGGGCTTTCGCGAGTTGCTTCGCCAGCGTCGTCTTGCCCGAGCCAGCGGGCCCAACCAGGAGCACCGGCACGCCCGCCTTGAGCTTGGTGAGTGCCTTCTGGAACTTCTCGTGGACGTCGTCACCGGGCATCGTGATCTTGTGATTCCGGTGCGGGACGGTGATCGTGATCGCAGGCTTTTCCTTCGCGGCTTGCTGGGCCACGACCTCCTCAGCGATCTCCCGGGCCTGCTCCGGAGTCACCCCGCCCTCGACGACCACCCGCTTCGTGACGGTCTTGACGGGCTGGACCTGGTTGCCGTCGGCGTCGTATTCGTACGACTGAACCAGATCGGGGTTCATGCCTTCGAACTGGCCGGTGTTCGCGTTGAACTGCGACCGGCGGAAACGAATCTTCTCCGGACGGCTGGCCGCCGTGCCGGGGAAGCGTTGCGCCATCATGTCGCAGATCTGCTGGTCCGTGAAGTGCTTTTCGATCGTCTCGTTCTTCAGGAACAGCTTCGCGAGGTACTGGTTCACCGTGCTCATTGCTATCTCCTATCTGACTAACTCAGCGAATCTTACTCCCTATCGGCGAAAAGACAACCAGAATTCTCAAGAAAATTTTCCGACCATGATTTACCGCCCAGCGAGCAGGATTTCTGTGGTGCGTAAAGCTCCTTTACTAGACTCTTGGGTAGATGCGCCGAGGCCTGCCGACCGCCTATCTCTAAATACCTATAGGATAAAGGATAAAGATAACTATTGAAAATGCTATATATATGTATAGGGACGTGAGGGTGAGAACTCTGGTTTTAGGAGGGATACGACCGGACGGCCTTGGCGCATCTACCCAAGAGCCCAGTAAAGCTCCTTTACTCGCTGGCGATTATCCGAGCACGACCCACGCGGTGCCGGTGGAGCCTTTGAACTGCCCGCTGGTCGTGTCGTAGACGATGAGACCTTGCTTGTGTGCGGGCAATCCGGCCGTCGTGTATTTCGGCACCACGCTCGCGGGAAACCATGCCGTGCCGTCATGGATGTAGATCACGTCTTCATCCTTGGCCCAGACCTTCATGCCTTCGCTGGGCGTGAAGAACTTCCAGCCAGAGTAGTAATACGCCACGTTGCCGTCTTGCCCCGCCCACGCACCAGTTGCCGTGGCTCCGACGATGTGGGCGTCGCCGTTGGTCGCTCCGCCCGGTGGGGTGCTAGACAGAGTCACGACCGAAGACACAGCGAGGTTCGTGAGCTGGTCCAACCCCACGATGGACGTGTTGTGGGGCACTTCCTGCGAAGCCTGGGTTCCATCGACCAAGGGAAGGGCATGTTTGGGCGTAGTCTGAATCATAACGTCTCCTGTGCGGGGTAGCCTCGGCCAGCCCGCTCGCTGAGTTGATAAATCGTCACAACCACGGGATCACCCGGCGTGATCCCGTCTTCCGTTTGCTCCGCCGCGGTGTATGTCGCACTGGGCGAATCGACTTGCTTAGTGCGCAACCCACCGAAGTCTACTTCATAAATCTCTTGCTCCGCCCAGAGTGGTTTGTACGGCGACCAGACAGGCACGAGGGCTCGCGTCCGCCGAAACCATTCCACAGTCAGGCTGCCGTCTGTGTCCCGGTACGCCGTATGGACGATGGGTGCGAGTTGTCGGATTGGTCCACCGGCAAAGTCGATCGTCTGGGTAGGAACATCCTCCAGGGTCTGACCTAGTTGGACGACTTTGAAGTAATGTGTGCCGTTGGCCCGGTTCAGATTCACGAACTGGTGCGTGTTCGGCGACACGAAGACACACAGTTCCGCCTCTTCATGCCCGTCGGTCGGGGTGGTGCGTAGACCACGCAAGAAGTTCGTGAGCTTGTACCTCCGTGGACCGATCAGAGTAGCGTCACGGTACGCGAGCAACTCTTTACCCACCCACATCCGGTTCGCACCGTTGTATACCCGATCCTCCGTCACGCTCTGCAGCTCGCCCTCGATCATCTCGATCTCCAGCGAGCTTTCCGTGTCCCAGACTCCGGGCACTGACGTGGGCAACACCGTCGCGGCATACCCCGTGGACGCGGGGGTCTGGATGTCGGTGATCTGGGAGTAGTTCACCCCGTCCGTGCTAGCGTACACCGCCGCACCGGCGAAGTTGGAGATGGCGGAATTGGACGCCGCCGTCATGTACACGCCGATCTGATCGACGTGCTCTGCGGCCAAAGCAGGCGCATCCTGGATCATGACTTCTGCGGGTGCCGTAAACGCAGGCGGCGGGGACTCATTTAGCCGTGCTCCGCACTCCACCGCCTCATCGGCGTCCTCCATACCGACCAGAAGCCCCTTGACTTCCAGCATATGGTTCGCACCTTCGCTGACTTCCTGGACGCGGACGGAGTACGTATTGCCGTCGTACGGAAAGGAGATGACGTCGTTTTCCTCTACGTGGAAGTAGCGGGGCGGGAGGGTGACTTCCATCTGCATCCGTTCGGCGTACCCACGCCAGAGGCGGGTCGCAGCGAGGTTGACGGCGTCACTGGGGTGCATGACCATAGGGATGTCGAGCGTCAGCACCTGGTTTGTATTGGCGTCATTCCTCACCGCTCGCTGGGAGCCTCGCTGCCAGTCGATCGTGGGGTCTTGGAAGCTGACGTTGACTTCTCTCGGCAAATCGAACCCACTGGGGTCGCTGAGTCTAAACGGCCGCGACGACACACCGTCGCCCTCGGCAGCCGCCAGATCGCCGGCGAGCACTTCAATCTCCGTCTCCGCACCGATGGCGAAGAACCGCAGGGAGCTGTTGCTCTCCTGGACCAGCAGGTCGTACGCCTGCATAATGGGTTCGATGGCCTTGATTGTCTCTGTAGGCCCCGTCAGCGAGTAGCCGCGGATGGAGTGAGGCACGGCATCGACGTTGTAATTGCCCGCATCGAACGACACCCCGGCCCGCTCCAGCAAATTGGAGATGCCTGCCGCGCAGGACTCATGGGTCTGGGCACGAACCAGGAAGCTGAATTGCGGACATCGGTTGCCCCAGTCCCGCAACAGCATCGCCTTGATCACCACCACGGCGGTATCTTTGAATGCGGGCACATTACCAGCACCCATATAGGACTCGATGATGGAGTCGGGCGTGTTGTTCGCCCCGTTGTAGATGCGGATGAGCTTGACGCGGTTGTCCCAGATGCCGTTGCCGCCTGCGGGGGACACCAGCTCCACCGTATCCCCCGTATGTGCTTCCCTCTCCAACCCAGGCCGCTCGATGACCAGGGTACCATCCCCTCCAGCGAAGTCCTCCGCTACTTTGTAGAGGTCATGACCGGGAATCTTGATCCAGTCACCCTTCAGGAAAGCCCCGGTGCCGCCCGTCACGTTCAGGTTCTCGTCACCAATGGGCTGAAATTCACTGAGGGTGTACCCGGTGGCCGTGCCGCCGACGTGTAGTGAGCCGTCCTCGTCGTAGATGAGCTTGCTATCCGCCCAGATCTTGGTGATGCCGTCGATGGGCCCTTCGCACACGCCGATGGCCAGGTCCAGGTAGTAGTCGTACGTGGTCTGCTTCGCACCGCCCCCGCCGCCCTTGCCGCCCTCGACGGGCTCTTCACGCTTCACCTCGATCAGCGGGGACATCCAGATGAGTGTGCCGGCCACGCGGTTCTCCGCACCCAGGCAGTAGTGCATGCCCGAGCCCTCGCTGGCCGTCTGCATAGGCAGGTCGTCCAGCCGTGGGCCCTTCTGGTCCTGGGACGGCATGAGCATGGGGTAGATGTACGTGCTGTCCACGTACGCACCCGCCGCCACACCCACCGCCGTGCCGACCGCGGAGCCGATGGCGAATCCGCCCGTCGCAGCCGCCGTGGCCGTGGCGGCCGTGCCACCGAACAGAGCCCCGCCCACGGCCGAACCGATCCAGCTAAACAAAGGTACGAGTGCGACTACCGCCATGAAAACCTCATCGTGTTTAATTCGCCCGGGAAGCGGAAACAGACAGCGAGTCGCTGCCTCCAGAAGTCGTCCATGCGATGCTCGACCACCCTGCGGAATTCGATGGTGGAGTGAATCATACCACGATCGGACGCGATGGCCGCATGTTGGACTTTGTTCGGGGCCTCACACCAGAACGTCAACACGTCGCCGCACTGAACTTCCCTCGCCTCGATCTCCACCAGACACTTCCGGAACTCCCGGAGCAGCGTCACCCCGTCCGGGCGGTTGGAGTAGCCCGACATGTCGTGGTAGGTGAAGCCGAAGTGCTGGGCCGTCACGGCTATGACACCGATACAATCCAGCCCCGCACCGGGCAACCGGCCCTGATGCTTGAACCGAGTGCCGACCAGCGAGCGGGCGAACTCGATAATGTCCTGTCGCTGAGTCATAAAGGCTGCCGCGACCCGTTAAGGCCGCGGCACCTGAGTTAGTCGCCAAACATGTAAATCGTACCCCATGCCGCGTTCGCGGGCGGGACCATCGTGTCGTCGGTCGACAGCACTTCCAGCTGCATCCCGCCGTACACCGAGCAGAACTTGTAATAACTCGGGTCGGGATTTTCGAAGTAGAACGACGGGTCGGGGTCGTACTCGTCGGCGATCATCCAGTCCTGGATGTCGATGACCCACGTGTCCCCGTTCATCGCCTCCCAGACGATCTCCATGCCGGTGATACTCGACCGAGTGCCGGTGTCTCCGTCCACACCCAGGTCGATGCGTACTTCCGTAATGGCGTCCACGACGCCGACGTTCACCGACTTACGGCCCTGGCTGAAATCGGTCTGGTACCAAACGTCCCAGGTATCCCCGGGAAACCCGGTGGCGACGTAGTTGAATCCGTATGCGGGGGATTGCCACACGCCATCGGTCTTGTCCTGGTTCCAATCCCAGTCGCACCACTGGAACGCGGTATCAGGCCACGGCGAATTGTTGAGTGGGGCGTAGATGCTCGTCTCGTGGAGCGGAAACGCGATGGTGCCGTCGGCGTTGGAGTCTCCACAATTCCACGAGAACACGGAAACGGCCTGCCCGAAAGAAATCGGGGCGAGTAACAGGAGAAGCAGACACACGAACCTCTTCACGAAAACCTCCATCCGGAGCACTATGTCTTGGCGTCCGGAGTGCGTAAAATGGCGTCAGTTCCGGGAACCCACGGGAATCCCCGGAAGTTGACGATGTTATTAAACTTGGTCAGACACGTCTTATACAGCCGGTCGCAACCCACGACGGCGTTGAACGTGTCTCCGATCGCCACGTCGTACGGCATGGACAGCCATAGAACGATCCTGCCCGCCGTGCCGAAGCTCTTGTTGATCTCCATCGTCAGCCCCTCATTCAACCCGCTCGTCCACTTCAGGTAGCCCCGCTTGAAGTAGTTCGTGGTCTGGCTGACCGTGGTCTGGAAGTCTCGTCGTGCAACGTTGATCGCGGTCACGCTGCCCGAGAACGTAAAGTCCGCCTCGTTCAGCCCGCATCGCTGGTCGCCGAAGGCATGAACGTCGCACGTGCGGGCGAAGATTCTGCCTATCGACATCTTGAGCTTATGGGTCAGCCCTTCGATCTGGGCTTCCCAAAGCACGCCGGTGAACTGGGTATTGACGATCCAGAACGTCGAAATTTCGAACGGGTCAGCCCAGGGATACCTCCAGTCAATCTTAATGGCCTCGACTTTGGCCTGGCGGTACTTGCCAGCACGCAGATCGTCGAACGTGATGGCGTCGCTGGATATGATTCCGGTCGCCTCCCAGTTGCGATCCTTAAATCCGTCCTGGCGTTGTAATGCCGACGCGGAGAAGCCCCCAGCGGGCGTCCATGAGAACCCCGCGTAAGTGATGGGGCGGTCATGCGAGGTGAACCGCAGGACATGTCCGTCAACGCGGGTGATGCGCCACAGCACGGCGAAGCGGTGCGTTCGCTGGAGCCTCAGTGATTCGAGGGCGGGTGATAGTTGGAGCATTACCAGTTATCCTTCGGACAGTAACCCGAGAACAAACTCACCCTCTTGGCCGGGCAGTTACAGCCCTCGCATTTCGTATACCCTTCCACGTCCGTGCCCTTGACTAGTTCAAACCCTCCCAACCAGTACTCGCAGGCCCGGCATGCCTCTTTATGCGTTTCGATCTGCAGCAACCTTTGTGGGGAGAACAGTGGGCTGGCCGGAGGGGCGGGGGCGGGCTCGCCTGTTACTCGATCCTCCGGCCCCGAATAACTCTCACACTTCTTACACAACCCCACGGACGGGCGACCGCCGTATAGGTCAAGGTCACAGACCCCATTCAGACCATCGTCCGTCCAGTGGGAGCACTGGACCTGGGGCAGCTTGAGTATTCGCTTCTTCATGACACCACCGGCGAAGAGATCGAGTCGTTGTCCGCACCGACGCACACGTTGTGCGTGAACCCGTCGCCGGGGCAAACCCATGCGGGAAATGGATCGACCTGCGTCCAACCCGCCCCGCTGGGCGTCAGGCCCGTGTACTTGCGGAAGACGGTGCGGCAGGCACTAATACCGTCGGAGAAGATCAATTCCCAGTAGCAGGGCGAGCCGTCGCCCGGGTTCTGCCAGTACAATTCAGCGGCGGCGGACGACCCCGACCATGGCATATCGAATCCGCCGCACCCGGTGTACGTCAACGCCCGCCAGTACCCGGGAGAGACTTGGGCCAGGGTCGCTGACGTGTCCGCCTCGCAGTCCGGCGTGCACAACCCGCTCAGGTAGAACTTGAAATGGAAGTCTACGGAATACGCAGAGGCCAGCCCATCAGGCAACGTACATGGCGTGGGCGGGTCGGGCGGCGGGCTGCCGTCATCGGCCTTGCAAGTGTCGCAATCGGTAAACCAGGTCACGTCGCTACCAGCGAGGGTGAAGCCATGGTTGACCTGTAGTCGGTCGCTCTGCTTGAAGTAGTAGCAGACCTCCTGGTACTTGAAGACGGCGATGCCGTCCACGAAATGCGGGTCCACGTCCGCGTCGAGCATCCAGATGTTGACGTACGCCCCGCCGTCCGTCCCACACAACCGGGCACGGCGATACCCGCCGTCGCACAGGATGGGGTCGTACGCCGTGGGCTGCGTCACCGTCGTCGGCGGCACCACATACCCCACGGGCACCGTCCGGACGACGTTGCCGTTGGTGCCGACCGGCTTGGCGGTGTTCTTGACGTCTTTGAACGCCCACCATTTCGTCGTTCCCAGCACCACCGTCGCGATCTCGTTGGGTGCGACGTTGAAGAACGTACTCCCACCGTCCTTCAGCCCGATCGTGCGCGGGCCGTTGTTGACGAAGATGAACGCTGGCCCGCCCGGCTGGTATGCGGCCCTGTCGGGCAACGTCACGCTGGCCGCGTTGGTCCCGTTCTCGACGCCGGAAATATCGATCACCCGGGGTGCCCCGGTGTGGAGGGTGGGCGAGCCGGAAGTGATCCCGTACGCCCCGCCGTAGAATTTGTCTCTACTTAGCATACCAGACCCTCGTGCCTACGGCGTCGATCGACAGGAGCATCGTCACCCCAGACCCCGCCGTGATGGTGGTGATGAGGTTGCCGTCGTAGTCCTTCAGCGAGAAGCTGTTGGGCGAGGTGGCGTCATTAATGACGTAACAGAACGGCCCACCGGGCTGGAGGCCGGCAGCCGCCGCATGGTTCGGCAGGAACACAGAGTGGCCTGCCGACGTGGCCTTAAACACGAACACTCGGTGGAGGGAGTCGAGGTTGTAGTTGGCCTGTAGCTCGACTTCCACGGCACCGCCCATGAAGAAGTCGTCGCTGGACTCGACGGTGTCCTGGATTTCGACCAGCGGAATCCTGACGCTGCCTGAGTTGTAGTCGTCCAGCGAGACGGGCAGCTGCTCGTCCAGTTCGTCGCCGAACCGCACAGGCACGTAGAACTCCCCACCCCACGTCACGACCTGACCTGCGGCCGGCGGCGTGGCGAGGTTGAGCACGCCGGTCGTGTAGTTCAGCGTCCAGCCCGTCGAGAGGGGCGTGCCGTTCACCCCCACCAGCACCGACCCATTCTTGGGTTTGGTGATCGTGCGGGTATGGGAGCCGCCGATGTCGGCGTACGTCTTGGTCAGCTGGAAGGTCGAGTTCGTCCCGTCGCCCACGCCGATGACCTGGTCGGTATGGCTGACGGGCGTACTCGACTCGCCGTGGAGGATGCCGTCCGTCGTGGTGGCGTAGTCGGAGAAGTCTTTGAAGAGGAACCCGTTGGCGCACCCGAGCCGCGACTTGTAGAACTGGATGAGCTGGGACAGTTCGGCGTAGCTCTTGATCGCCTCGGCCACGTCGAATTTGCGGCGGGCCTGCGACCAATGGGCCACCCGCTCCTCGGCACCCGAGTTCACGGTGATGATCGACGTTTTGAATCCCGGCCCACCGCTCGTGCCGTAGCTGATGTTGTCGGGGAACACTACTTCATGGAAGCCCATTATCGCATCCCGGATTTGAGGGCCGCTGTGATCTGCCGCTTGCTCTTCATAAAGCTGTCGGCGTTCTGACTGACGACGGTCATGTTGATGTACGTGTTGCCGGCCTTGCCCGAGCCGCCCGAACCTCGCTGGGCGGCGGCGACCAGGCCCCAGTACTCGTTGGCGGGCGTGATCTTCTCGGGCCCAGCTTCCCCAGCGACGTGAGTGTTGCCGCCCGCGTTGAAGAACGTCGGGGAGGTGACCCACCCGCCGGTGGCGTGGGCGGTCGGAGGCGGTGTGGCCCCAAAGAGCCCTTGGAGGAATCCACTCCCGCTGACTGCACCGCTGACGGCTTTGATGATCTGGGTCGTGACCAGATTATGAATTAGGGCCTGCTCCACGTCCTGGATGAGTCCAAGCATGACCTGTTTAAAGTTGGCACCCTGTCGAGTGGCGTTATCGAACGCATTGCCGAATGCCTGGCCGACATCGTTCGCAAAGTTGCGGAAGTTTTCCTGGGCACTTCGGAGCTTAACAACCTCAGTAACCGTGTTGTGAACACCCTGCTTAAACTCGTCCGTGAGGTTGACTCCGTCCTGAATGTATTTGTTGATTAACTGGTGGTAGGTGGACTCGATTTGGAGTTGGTCGCCGGTCAGCGTGCCCAGCTCCAATTCCTCCTTCATGCTAGACAGTTGCTGATCGATCTCACGTTCGGCATTCAACCGGGCGTTGAGCTGGATCCGCTTAGCCAGGATCTGGAGTGCCTCCTCGTCCTTGTTGTTGATTTCCTCGCCGATTTCCGCCCGCATCTTGTCGACCGTCATGGTGGTCTGGCGGTCCACGTTGTTCAGCTTCAGGTACTTCCCTTCGAACTCCAGCTGCTCGACGGTCTTCCGCAACGACTCGTGCATAGACCCGTACGCTTGGGTGCCGGTCTGCCCGCCCTCCTGGGCGGCATGGGTCGTTTCCTCCATTTGCTTCCGCAGATCGGCCATGGCGGCCTTGACCTGGTCTCCGCCCAGGAGTGGGGTAATGGCCTTCTGAATGTCGCTGACGGCGTTCAGGAAGTTCTCTTTGAACTCCGTCCCGAACGACTTGCCAGCACCAGCGTTGGTGCCGTTCTTGAAATCCTGTTCGATCTGTTGCATAGTCAGGTCGTGGATCTTCTTTTGATCCAGGAGCTGACCCAGCACGGAATTTGTCCCCTTAGGCACGGAGGAGGGAGTGTTCGGCGTGTTGGTTCGGAAGAATCCGAACGTGGCCGAATTGAAGATTCCCAACCCCGCATTAACGGACGAGCTTGCCGTCTGGATGGCGGCAGCCTTGCCGACAATAGCCGCCTCGTTGACGGCGTAGCGGATATTCTCCGCCGCCTTCTGTATGAATTCGAACTGATCGTACAGCGTCTTGCCGATGGACCAGCTAGACAGAGCCACGCCCACGGCCAGCACTGCCGTCAGAAGCGGGTTGGCGAGGATGCTTCCCTTGCCGATTGCTTCCGCGAATCCAAGGGCCTGCATACGCATGTCGTTCAACATCGACACGATCTTCAGGCCCGCCCAGACGCCCAACACGGCCACGAAGTCCTTCACCAGCGAGACGAGCAACTTGACCGTGGGGTTGGTCTGGTCGGTCGCCTGCCGGAAGCCCAGGATGATCTGGAGGGCCTCGTTGAGGTTCTGGACGAAGACACGCAAACCGTCCGATTTGTCCCGCTCGACCAGGAAGAACGCTTCGAACGTGTTGGCCAGCATCTTCAGCTGCGACGCGAGCGTCTGGAACTGCTTGCTCGCCTCCAGGTCCAGCCGCTTGGGGTCGGAGAATTCCTTGCGTGCGAGGGCCAGCCGGTTGACCAAGTCCTCGCTGCCCGCCGCCAGCGGGAGAATCGCCTTCAGGAGCCGTTCGTCCGCCAGCCCCAGATCCTGCATGACTTCCGTCGCACTACCGCCCGCCTTCTGGATGCCACCGAGCCCCTGGACGAACTTGGCGAAGGCGGTGGACGGGTCTTTCTTGTACAGCTCCTGGAACTGTTGGGCCGTCATCCCGCTGACTCGGGCGATTTCGTTGAGGTGCGACCCGAACGTGTCGCCCACCCGGGCGGCTTCGTCGAAGGCACGCATGACCTTGCCCGTCGTCGTCGCCGCGACCTGGGCCTCCACGCCCACGCTCGCGTAGCTCGCCGCCAGGGCGACCACGTCGGCGGACTTCACTCCGAACGGAGAGGTGGCCTGGGCCACCTTGACTGCCGTATGGGCGATTTGAGCCTCTGTGGCCGCCGTTCCCTTGGTCGTATCATCGCCGTGGGCGACTTGGACGATAGTGGACGCGAGGTTTTTGACTTTCCCAAAGGACTCCCGGGTGACGTTCAGAATACGTGCGAGGGCCTGGGCGGCTTTCTCGCCGCCCAGGTTGCCGGTCGTGCCCAGCTCCGCGACCGCCTCCGAGAAGGCCAGGATGTTCTCTTTGCCGTGGACACCGAGCTGACCGGCCGCGAATCCGAGCTCCATGAGCTCCTTGGCGGCGATCGGCACCTGGGTCGACATCTTGATGAATTCGTTCCCCAGCGAGTTCAGTTCGTCGCCGTGGACGCCGGTGGCCTTGCCGACGCGAACCAGCTCGGTCTCGAACTCCAACAGGTCGTCCACGACCTTATGCACACCGAGCGTGATGCCGGCAGCCGCCAGGACATGGGTGAGGGTCTGTCCGAAGTGGCTGCCGGCGTCCGCCGCGTTGTGGAGGTTCTTCGCGACACCCGCAGCGGCGTTGTTGACGTTGATGGTGGCGTTGCGGAAGTCTACCGCACCGCGTTGAGCCCCGCTCGCATCAATCAGCAGCTTTAGAGTTGCCACGTTTTCGCTCACTCTCTTTGCTCGCCCAGACCATCCACTCCTCGTCCATGGCCGTCAGCAGTTCGTAGAACTCCGCCCGCTGGTCGGGCGGGAGTTGGTAGATCTGCATCCAGGCCAGGATGTCGGACGGAGGGATCGGGGCGGGCCCAAAGCCAGTTGGTCGAGCACGACTCAAGTCCCAGAACGCCTTCCACACGAAAGCGAGGTCATCGTACACGTCCGGCCAGTCGGCCAGGGCCTGTACGTGATGACCTCGCTTCCGGCGGGTTTCCAACACCTTCCGATGCGGGGCCCATTCCAGCTGCCACCTCAGGCAGCGTCGGAGTTTCCCTTGGCGTCCTCCGCCGCGTCAGCGAGGAACTGATTCATGTCCTGGGCGAACGACATCGTGATCTCGTACAGGTCTGGGGCCAGGTCGAACAGCTCCCGTGCCTTCTCCGGAGAGTACGGGATGTCGGTGCCGTCGTCGTTAGTGAGGTTGCGCCAGCCGAGCAGGATGAACTGGCTCGCGGCGTCCTTGTTGATCTTGTCGACCGTCTTGACGTCGATGGTGTTGTGACGGGCCTGGATCTGCAGCTCTTTCGAATTCTTGGCGATGTAGTCGCGGTAGCGGATGTTGCCCTGGCGGGCGACGAGCAGCTCTAACCCGTCCAGGCCGGTCTGGCACCAAGTGCCCGCGTTGGCCTTGTTCTTGTCGATCTTGAGGCGTGAAATCTTCACCTTAGAATCTCCCGGTGCTTTATAAAAGGTGCCGGTGGGCGGAGTAAAAGCACCAAAACCTCCACCCACCGGCGATCCTAAGGTGGATCAGAACGCGGGGAAGCGGGCGATACGGCAGGTGATGCCTTCCGCCGCCGACTTCTTGGCCCGCCACTTCATGTCCGCCATGATGTCCGTGTTTTCGCCGCCGGCCACCCTGTTGCCCTGCGAGAACTTCACCGCCGGGAACTCGATCAGGTAGCCGTTGTTGGCGGCGTCGTTGATGCCGTACGCCACCGACACCTCCGTGAACGACAGGAAGTAGTCGATCAGGGCAGAGTTGGCGAAGTACATGATCGCCGTGCCGTCCGCGTTGAAGTGGCCGGCACCGATCGAGAACGCACCGAGCGTGCCCACCCGCAGACGCTCGCGCAAGTTGTTGTTGATGTTGAACGAGAACTCGCTGACGTCCACGACCTGAGCTAGACTCGCCGCCGGGGCCAGGCACACCGCCGTGACGTCCGACACGCCGGCCATGACGCCGTTCGTCGGGGCGGACGTGTAGCCCGTGCCCGCCGACGAGGTGAGCGACTTCTCGCGGCTGCCGAGGAAATCGACGTTGCCGGTGATGATCTGGTCGGCCTTGATGTCGAAGCCCCCGGTGTTCGGCATCATGCCCGAGTACCCGGCGAACTCGTTCGTCAGGTCGGTGTACTGCTTCTCGATGTAGAAGCTGGTCTTGGTGACGCCGTTGACGATCTGCCCGCCCATGTTGATCTTGCGGCCCGCAGCCGCCGACTCGTCCACGAGCGTCCCGCCCAGGACGGTGATCTTGCCGGCCGCGACGGTCTTGATCTTGAAGTAGCCGTTGTTGGCGGCGGTGGCGAAGCCGGACACCTTGATCCATTGGTTGGCGACCAGCCCGGCCAGCCCGTTCGCCGAGTCGTTGAAGCTGTTGTCGCTCGCGGCGGCGGACAGCGTGCTGATCGGGCCGATGGTGACCGGGCTGCTCCAGGCGGTCGAGCACAGCAGGGCCTTCAGGATCGAGTCGTGGGCCCCGTAGCTGAGCTCCAGCCCCAGGCTGCCCATGCCCGACACCTTCGTGCGGACGATATCGCTGACCTGGCGGTCGGCCTTGATCTCCTTGGAGTCCTCCGTCGTCTGCTCCTGGTGGAGCGACTCGGAAGTGAACCGCCAGTCCTGTAGGGTCGTGCTCGTCAAGGCCCCAGCGAAGCTGGACTCCTCGATGGCGGAAATACGAAGACGATCTGCATCACTCGGCATTGTCTACCTCGTCAAAATAGAACGGACACGAGACGTTGGTCTGCCACCATTGCTCGTCGCGTCCGACAGATGCGAGCGATGGTGTTCTCCAAGTGATGCCGTTGACCGTGGTGCTACGGAACAGCGACTTAATCTTGTCCGACAGGTCCAGCGAGCATCCGTCACCCTTCTGGACCGGCTCGAAAATCTGCACCTCTAGCACGCCGGGCGTCCGGAACCGCTTGGCCTCGCCCAGCGTGGCCTGGAACGAGTCTCCCCACAGAATCCGCATCCGCATCCACGTCTCGTCCTTGGGCGGGGAGAATGGCGTGTTGGGGTACTCGACGGGCACATCCTCGACCTGTGCGACGTTCGCGTCGAATCGCTGGCGGATTTCCTTGGCCGCTTCGCCGAAAGTCATGATCCCTCCAGCCCGTACTTCTCGGCCAACTCGTACATCGTGACCTTGACCATGCCGTTCGGGGCCTGCTTCGACCAGCCGTTCTCCAGCCGCTCAGCGTACGGCAAGTTGTTCTGGATGTAGCAGTTCTCGTATGCCTTCAGCTTATTGATCACCCGCCAGCCCTTGGCGATCGTGCTCTGTCCGTCGGGGTCTGTCTTCTTGAACCAATGCCCGGCGTAGAACGCCGACCGCGTCACCACCCAGTTCGCCCGAGCACGGCCCGTCTTAACGGGCGTCCTCATAACGATCTTCTGCAGGGCCTCATAGTAGACTTGTTTCTGGAACTTCAGAGCGGCCCGCGGCACGTCTTCGGCAACGTACTCGTTGACGGCTCGCTGGAAGTCCAAGAGGCTTTGTTCGATTTGGCTCATGCTCGGAGTTGTAGCAGGTACATCGCCACCAAGTCGCCCGTGTAGACTCTGCCGACCGCCATGACCGTCCAAATCTGCCCATCGAACGACACCTTCATTCCCACGTCGGGTACCACGTCGGTGCCGGAGTACGCCGACATGTCGCCCGCCTCCACCGTCGAGTCCGGGAGCGGTGCGAGCGTCCAGGGCTCTGGCGGGGTGATTTTGATCGTCTGGTCCGTCTCGCCCGCCGCGTCCACCACGCCGTCCCGGACGGAGTACACGGCAATGCCCGGCATGGTGATCGTGACGGTCTTGCCGTACTTCGCCAGGATCTTTTTGACCTTCGGGATTAGTCGTGCGTCCAGGCCCGTCATGCTCGCCTCAGCCCACCCATGGGCGTCAGAAACATCCGCAGGAGCAGGTCAATCTTCCGGAACGTCGGCTGGGTCGTTTTCGTGCCCGAGTACGTGATCGACTCGCTGACGGGCCCAGCGGTGACCGACTCGCTGGAGATGTTTTGTGCCGGCTCCGCGTTGGGAATCAAGTCCGTGCCGTTCATGTCGAGCAGGGCAGCCTCGCACTGGGCTTGCTTGACCTGTAACGGAATCGTCGTGCTGGCGATCGGGAAGCCGTCCGAGTCGGTCACCCAGGCACGCGGCCACGGCAGGGCCTGGGTCTGGTTGACGCGGTAGTTGACCCAGCGAGCCTCGTACTTCACCGTCAGGTACTGGGCACCCCGGACCAGACTGCCTTCCTTGCTCGGGGTGTCGAGGGCAGCCCACGCGGCACGATCAGCCGCGTTGCCGTACAGCGAGATGTAGGAGTCAGCGAACACCACGTCGCAGAACGAGTTGGCGTCCGGCAGTCCATTTCCATCTTCCACGACAATCATCGGCGTCCGCTCCTAAAGAGGCGGGGCGGGCGGGAGGTCGCGTACCGCTCCGCCCCGCCGGGTCGCTGCTAGGGCCGTTCCTGCTGGTTATACGGGCCGATCGGGGGCCGGGGTATACCGGCCTACTCCTCGCCCGCCCCGTCGCCCTCGTCGGGCGTCTCCTCGCCCGAAACGATGTCGGTGCCGCCGCCCGCGGGCGGGTTGTGCTTGACGATCTTGCACCCCTTGTTCTTCCAGAACGCGATGTCCTTGGGGTCGTCGTTGCAGATCACCTCGCCCATGGGGCCCTTCATCGTGACCGTCGCCAGCGGGCGGTGGCCCTCGATGGTGGTATGGATGTCGCGGTCGCGAACCTTTTCGTCCAGAATGTTCTCAGCCATGCTTTCTCCGGATGGGACATTTAATCCGCCCACGCCACGGCGGAGTGGGCGGATAAAATGGCCGTGGGCGAAACAGAGAAACCCACGGCCATCCGGGAAGGAGGATCGATCAGCCGGCCAGGCGGCAGGCCAGTTCGGGCCGCACGAGCTGCGCACCGTAGAGGATGTCGAACTCGTACAAGGTCTGCTTGTACTCGCGAATCTTTTCGAGCCGCAGCACCAGGCCCGTCTTGGGATCCTGCATGGTGACGGTGTTGGCGTCGCCGTCGTCCTGGAGGGAGCGGGTGGCGAACGCGAACGCGTCACGATGGAAGATCAGGTTGACGCGGTGGCTGGCCTTGAGGGTGATGGCGGTGTTGTCCGCCAGAGTCGTCACCAGCCCCGGGTAGAAGCTGATGTTGTTGCCGGACAGGGCGGACGTCACCGCGTAGGTCTGGGTCGAGCCAGCGAACGTGATGATGTCGCCCTGGACGATGGTGCCGGTGCCGGTGTCGACCGCGATGGTCTTGGTGCCGGCGGCGTATCCCGCGACGTTGTTGACCAGGTAGCCCGCACCGGTGCCGGCCGTGTGGAACGGCACGTCGTCGTCGCTGTACCAGTCGTTGCCGTACTTGCGGCCCATCTGGCCTTCGATTTTGACGGCTTGGTCGCCGGTCTGCTCCAGATTAGCGAACTGCGCCAGCTCCAGGAAGTTCGCTTCCGCCGTGAAGTCCAGCATGCCGCGGCGGTTGGCCTTCGGGCACTTCTGGGTGTTGAGGATCGCCCGGGTCTGCGTGGCACCCTTGACGTCGGTCGCGAACGGCGTGGTGCCGGGCGTACCGTAGAAGCCGAACACGCCCTTGTACATCGAGAAGATGTACTGGTTGACGGTCTGCGCGAGGGCACGCATGGACTCGTCCACCGCCATCGGGATGAAGTGCTGGTTGGCGTCGATCTCCGCCAGCTCCTTGTCCGTCAGGTAGAAGGGCTGGTTCTTCTTCCACTGGTTCAGGGAGATCTGGACCAGGTCGTAGTTCTTGTCGACGCCGGCCGGCGGGGTGTTCGACGGGGTGACGTCCGTCGTGGTCGTGGCCGTGGGGACGGGAATGTCGATCGTGGTGCCCTTGCGAGCCGCTTCGGCGGAGTAGTCGCCGTTGACGAGCCGGGGCATGGAAGCGTTCTCGCGCAGAACCTGAAGGCCGCGGGCGAGAATCCGCGGCATGATGTTCGTGTTCGTGTTAGCCATGGTGGCGTAACTCCTGTAAAGAAAACCAGAACAAATCGAAACGGTTTTCAGCAGGGCATCACGCCACTTGCCGGCTTCACGCCTATGTCGAGCAGTTTAACGTCGTGCTCAGGACGCCGCCCAATTTGTAAGTGCCTCGTGTCCGAGACTCCTGGTGACCAGTTATTCCCCGGCAGGGGTCACTCCACGGCAGCCGGGCCAGATGCTCTCAGGAGAGTCTCGATCGAGAGCCCACGGACACGAGGCACTTAGTACAACTCGCGGAGCCACCCAGCGAGTTAGTCGCTGATCTTGACCTTGCCCGAGGTCACGTCAGCAGGGTCGATTCCGGTGATGACCCTGCTGGCCTTCACCGTCGTGGACCCGTCGCCCTTGGACTGCTGCTGGCGTCCATTCGACGCACCAGAGCCCGAAGCCCCGGACGGGGCGAAGGCGGGGGCGAATTCGTCGCTGGCCTGGAACTTCGCGACCAGCTGGTCGATGGTCATGGGGTTGCCCGACCCGTCACCGACCGCCACGTCACCCCGCTCGTTCACCACTTCCACGAGGTAGGGCTGATCCTCGCTGTCCTGCTCCCGCATACGAATCGACCGCTCCACGTGGGGCAGGAGCAGCGTCACGCTGCCCTTTGCCTTCTGGATCGCGGCGACAGCGACGTTCGTCACGAGCGTCTTCTTGAGCTGCGCCTCGGCACGGCTGATCCGCTTCTGGAGAGCTTCCTTCTCGGACTTGTTGGCCGTCGCCAACTCCTCCTTGAGCAACTTGATCCGGTTCTCCACTTCCGCTTCCGGCTTCCAGGACTGCATCTCGGCAACTTTGCCGAGAGCTTCCTTGGCCTTGACGGGGTCCAGATCCTTGAACGCGGCCAGCTTCTGGGTAGCCTCGCGCACGTTGGTGCGCTCGCGTTCCAGGGCACTGCGCAGCTTGCTCACCGGAGCCAACTCCAGTTCACCAGCATCGCCGTCCGCGACCTTCTCCACATTCAGGATGAACTTACCGTCCTCCCGCTTCGTGTACTCGGCAGCCACCGCTTCCGGCAGGCCGTCAAGGGATTCCAAGAGTGCTTTCAAAGCCATAACGTTCCAGCTCCATTCACCGGGGTCTACGCCGCCGACCAATTTGCCCGTGGCCGACAGCGAACTCCCAAACTCTACGGTAGAGGTCGATTTAAGCCAACAGAAATTTTCCCACCAGAAACCCAGTGAGAAACCATGAAGTCAACTAGAATTTCGGAAGGTCGCTCGCCTCCAATCCCTCCCGCTTCATGAGCTCTTGGAGCGTTAGGAGCCTACCCCGGTTGTTCGTGAACTTCTCGACGTCCACCTTCCCGTCGCGGAAAAGCTGGGCTCGCGTCTTCCCAAGCACCTGGTCTTGGATCTCGGCTCGCTGTCGCTTCAACCAGTCGTTGTACGTGAGTTTGTCCGCCGGTGTGCCGGTGAACTTCGGGTTCTGGATGCCGAGTTCTTTGGCCGAGCGGAGCACAGGACTGGTGGTCGTCCGGCAGTTGTAGTGGAACGGTGGGCGTGGACCCTTTCCGACGGGATACACGTCACCGTCAATCGACCGGCAATATGCCGTGGTCCGCTCGTCCAATACGGCACAGAGTTGCACCGCCTTGACGAGATGCGTGTTCTCGGCAAAGAATGCTTCCTTGCCTGCCTCGATGACTTCCCCGTGGGCACTCCGCACCACCGCCTCGATGTTGGCCCGGGTCTTATTCAGCAACCCGTCCACGAACCGGTTGGCCTTGGTGCCCTTGACGCCAGCGAGTATGTCGCTGGTCGAAGCCTTGTCCCACATACCCCGCCGCACCGCGTTCATGATGCGGGACGTGGTGTCCTGTTGGATCCTCCGGAAAAGGGTGTCGATTTTGGCTTCCTGGACGCGGAGTTTCTTCACCACTGCGTCGAGGGTCTTCTGGGTCACCTTCTTGATTTTGACTCCGTCCGGGGCGATGGCCTTGAACGCCTTGGTCTGCCAGGCAATCTCTTGCTTCAGCGAATCCCGGACACCAGCGAGCAGTTCTTTCTTCGCCGCCGCCAAGCCCTGGCCGACCTGGTCGGAGACTGCTTGCCTGAGGTATGCGTATCGGGCACCACTCGGCCCCGACAGATTCTCCAACCTCCGGCCCATGTCCCCGACCAGGTCGGCCACTGTGGTGTCGTTGAACGCCTTGATGGACTGCAACACTTCGCCCATTTTCATCTCTTCGATGTTATGGGCATGCGCTACAATCTGGTCAAGGATGGCTTGGTTGGCGGTGGGCACTCGACGATCTCCAGCTTAATGACCTTGCCCGCGTGGGCATGGGTCGAGTCATTATGGTAATGGATCTTGCCGTTCTTTACCGTGGCGTGGCAGATGTAGACGGGTTCACCCTCGCGACGAATCACCACCTTCATGGACGGGGTGAAAGTGGGGTACTCTTCGTCACCGTCAAACTTCCAGCCGGTGTCCTGGAAGTTATGCCCGAACCCGCACGCCGGGCACTGCACCACCCAGCCCGCCTTGTGTTGGCTTCCCTCCTCCGCTTCCACCCGACTGACCCGAGCCCGTTCGAATTTCATTGCCGATACCTCCGAGGGCAGGGCCCTCATTATGGAGCTTCTCCTGGACGGCGTCCGCCGTCACATCGTCGTTCAACACACCGCGACGTTTGGCCTCGTTGATGACCGTCTCGTGGTCCAGATCGCCCTGCGCACGTGCCTGCAGAATCCAGTTCAAGTCGTCCGTCGCACGCGGCGACAGGGTGAAGTCGCTGAACACGTCCAGCGAGAAGTTCGCCGGGAGTTCCTGGTTCAGCCACTTCGCCGCCATCTTGTACGCTTCCGTCAGGGCGTTCTCCAACAGGGACACCCACGACTGGATCGTGGTCTGGACCCGCCCCGCGTCGTCGATCAGCTTGCCCGTGGCGGTCTGGCTGCCGCCGCGTTCCGTGAGCGGGTGGGCACCGAGCGTCTCCATCAGAGCCTCCAGCTTGTCGAGATCCGCTTGGCCGGCCTCGATGCTGGTGCCCTGGTAGCCCACATACTTCAGGTCAGCGTTCTCGCTGGTCGTGCCGACGAACGCATTCGGGCCCACGGTGATGCCCGCCTCGATTTGCTCTTCCGAAAAACCCGAACCGAACAGGATGCCGATGCGGGCGAACCGCAGGATGTTCCTCTGGTCGGAGCTGCTCTGCCAGTGGGCGATGTTGAGCCAGGCCAACGCCTCCAGCGGAAGTTTACACGTCCGGAAACCGGTCGGTTTGCCGAGCATCAGCGTCACGAGCGGCACGCCGCCGAACGTGTGGGTGCCCTCGCTCTGGACGGCCCACTTGCGGGTGTCGGGGTCTTTGCGCCAGAGCTGCCACGTGTCGGTGTTGTACACCCGCACGTAATGCACCTCCTGGTCTCCGAACTCGCCCTTGGGCTCGATGCGGCATTCGCGGATTCGGATTTGGGTGATGACCTTCTGACCGTTCTCCAGGTACGTCTCGCGCACGCCCAGGACGTTCTTGCTCTGGAGGTGTACGAAGACGGGCCGGGCACCCTTGGACCGTTCGTCGGCCAGGGTGTCGCCCGGGTCGATCTGCGGGTAGTCCACCAGGATGTCGGCCATGCCGTAGGCGAGGGCGTCAGCGAACACACCCTTGGCGAACTTATTCAGGTCGTCGCCGCACCGCGTGACGTCCTTGTCGAAGTCGGCCAGCGGGCCGGTCGGCGGCTCACCCAGTACGATCGGCTTGGCGAACGGTTTGGACCCGAGCTTGTCCACCGTGTCGCTGAACGCTTCGAACAGGAAGCTGCGGGCGAGCCGGTTCTTGTATTTGCCGTCCGTCTCGTCCTCCTCTTGCGGGAGCCAGCGAGTGCCTGCGGCCCGCATCGCCTTGGTGCCGCCGAGCAAGTCCTCGACCATGCACCATCGATCTTCCATCTCATGGTAGAGCGTGGACTTGACGTCCACCTGATCGTTGACGTCGGTTGTACCCATCTTGTTCGGGGATAGCTCAGGCATTGTTCTTAGTCCTCGCTTGGTCGAGCTTGAATTCCAGTTCGTTGATGTACATGCCGCACGTCTTCAGCCGCTCCATGAGTTCGTCTTTCTCGAACTGGAGTTGCTGGAGTTTCTTGGAGCATTCATGCTTCAGCCGCCGTTCGATCGTGATGCGGCTTTCCTTGCCGTCGATCTCCAACTGCTGACGGTTACATACCGCGTCCAGCCGGCCAATTTCTCGCTGTAGCCGCTCGGACAGCTCCCGATGGTCGGCCACGAGTTTGTCGTGGGCGGTCATCTTGTCCTTGCGGCGAGTCGAGATGAAATGTAGCAAAGCACCGAACGCCGTACCGACCGCACCCATCCCCGAGATTATCAGGGCGAGCCACCATGGGCCGGTTTGCGGCGTGGTGGACGTGAGAACGGGCATCGTGGTCGATACGGCGACCATGCCCGAAACGATGACGATGTTTTGGGGCATGTTACACCTTAGTCCAGCCGAAGTTATTCAACGCGGTTCGCAGGTTGTTGGCCAGAGTGATGACCGTCGCCAGATCCGTCGCGGCGTTGCCGACCGACTGCTGGGCGACGGGCGTTGCCCCGAATGCACCGATCTTCAGCACGCCCCCGACGAGTTGAAAGTCCATGTGCTTGGTGCCGTTGTCGCTGACGGATATCCAGACTTCGGAGCCGTTCAACCGGGTCAACCCATTCGGCTCTTGAGACAAGGCATAGTTAGGGTAGCCACCCCCAGCCAGATCCTTGTGGTATAGGCACGTGAACGAAATCCCCCGCACGGGGCCGGGGTTGTTGTACGGGTCGTACCCGACCATGAACCCGCCGATCG